AGTTAGTAACTTAGATGGTATACAGCTTAGGATACTAAAAAGGACTACGCCTACATACGTAATATACCACCAAGACGGGACGTCCGGAGCTGTGTACGGTCCAATTCATGTAGGTGCAAAAGTAACTGGTGTAGCAGCTCAGCATACTATGGATAGAGGATTCTTATTTGCAAATAAATCAAGTGGATTTGAGAATGGTGAGGCATATTACTATGCCTATACAGCGGAGGCAGAACTATAATGGCAAAAGCAATACAGTCAGCAAAAAAAGTTAAAGATGAATATACAGATACTGAACTTAATGAGTACAGAGTAACTTACACAGATGGTGTATTAGCTACTGTACCTAAAACTACACAAAATAAAGATTACAGGCAATTACTAGCATGGGTAGAAGCAGGTAACACTATAGCGGAGGCAGACTAATGGGAGTAAGTTCAATACAGAATGGAAGTATTACTACCGATGGTAGCGAACAAACAATAGGCTCAGCTGTTACAGATGACGGAGCATACACAGGTTATTTAGATATGACTAACAATGCTAGTGGAGATACCATAGTAATTAAAATTAAAGTAAGGATTGCTGGCAGTGATGATAGAGTAATGGTTAAAGATACATTTACCGGTGCACAAGACGAACCATTGTATCATTTTCCACCAATAACAAGTACAGAAAATCTTACTTGGACAATAGAAAAAACAGGTGGAACAAACAGAGCTTATACATATAGATTGTATAAGATAACATAGGAGTAACATGGCTTTAGGTAGTTTTAGTGGACACAGTTTTTGGCAGTCAGCAAGTTATATTGACTTAATAATACCTGATAGCACTACAGTTGGAGCTTTAACAGGTATTGCTTCAACAAATGCATTTGGTACTCCGGTAGTTAAATTACAAGTTAATGCTACTGGTTTAGCTGATGCTCCTGTATTAGGTACAGCAGTAGTTAAATTACAAGTTAATACTACTGGATTAGCAGACCCTGTAGTAATTGGAACTAGCATTGCTAAGTTACAAGTTAATGCGACAGCGTTTTCAGATACATTTGCATTTGGTACTCCAACATCGTTAATACAAGTTAATCCAACAGCATTGGCTAGTGGGTTAGATTTTGGCACAAGTACAATTACGTTGCAATTACAGCCAACTGGATTTGCAGAAACAGATGCGGTAGGTAATGCACTTGTGGTACATAGGGATTGGTCAGTAGTAACTGCACCTAGCAGTACAGATTTTAGTGCAGTAGCGGCTGCAAGTAGTGCAGATTTTAGTCAAGTAACTGCAGCATCAAGTAGTGATTTTACAGAAGTTAGTGGTGAGGGAAGTTTATGAGACGGTTTATAAAAGATTTATCTGGTGGATTAAATTTGTCAAAACCACCACATTTAATTCTTGACAATCAAGTATCTGTTGCAAACAATTGTGTATACCGTAGTGGTAAATGGATTAAAAGAGATGGTCATGCAAACCTAACGGCAACTGCAGATTCGGCAAAAGTATTAGAAATAACTGACCAAATAAGAAATGATGGTACAGCAAGAAGATTCCATGCTACAACGAATAATATATATGAATGGAATGGTAGTAGTTATACAGCTAGATTAGCGGCAGGTAGTAATAGATTATCTACAGAAAAATTATTTTTTGCTGAAGCTAATAATGAAATATATGTAACAGATAGTAAAAACAATATAGCTAAATCAAGTACAGCGGGATTTAGTGCTGTGTCTTGGGATACAAGTAGTTCAGGTAGAAACTTAACTGCAGCTCATGTAGTATTAGCATTTAATTCTAGATTGTTATTTTTTAATACAACAGATGGAACTGATGGTGAAGTTCCTAATAGAATCTTATATACAGATGCGTCAGATTATGACCGTATAGCTAATACAAATTTTCTTGATTTGAATTTTTCAGGAACACCAATTATTACAGCACAAGTTTTAGGACAAAATTTTATTACAGTATTTAAGTCTGATTCAATAGTAACATTACAAGACCAAGGTAGTCCTTTATTTTTTGTACCAAAGAATAGACAACAAGTAGGAATTATTGGACCAAAAGCTGTAACAAATATACCAAACGCACAAGTGTTTGTAAGTAACGATGGTATCTATTTATTTAACGGAGCAGCTTTACGAGCTATAGCAGATGAAACTATTGTTAATGAATTATTTAGTACCTTAAATTATACATACAAAGATAACATATATTGTTGGACAGATTTTAAGAATAGAGAAGTAATTATACATTATCCCACTGGAAGTAACGAAGAGCCAGACAGATGTTTTGTTTGGAATTATCAGTTTAATGTATGGAGCCAATGGACGTTTAGTGCCTATGCAGGTTTTTATAGATATAGAACTGTCGCAATACCTGAAGTATATTTTGGTGCTGGTTCGGGCATAGTAAAACAACGAGATACATCTGGTACAGATGGTAGTTCAGCAATTACAACTACCTTAGCAACAAAAGCATATCATGGTAGTTATGGATTAAAAAGTCCATTAGCACAAGACCCTGACTCAGATTATGTACAAGTACAAAGAGTACAAACAGATGCTACACCAACAAGCACTACTATATCTGTAGGAGTTGCTGACTTAGGTACAGACACACCAACATATACAGATGAAACAATAAGTGATACAGATGGTAAAGCACCGAAAGCAGATTTTTCTGTCTACGGAAGATACGTTACAATTAAAGCAACTAATTTTACAGAAGTGTCTGAATTTATTTGTGAGTTAGAAGATGGAGGCGATAGCTAATGTCAGTCTACAGTAAGTTTGATGACATATCTTTACCGGCTCCTCCTGTAGTGGTAACAGGAGATACGCTTCGTTACATAAGTAAAGATTTACCTCAGTTTCTTGATTCTCAATATTTATCTTTATTAGATTTTATATCTGCTGTACAATCTGAATTTTTAATTGGTAATAATCAGATAGTAGATGTAAGTGCTGATAAAGTAGCTAACAACACACAGTTCTTAAATACAGTATTTGTTGGAGCCGAAAGTAAAATAAAACTAGATGGTCCAAATAATTTAATTACTGTAGATGATAACCAAGGTACGCCACGAACTAGAGTTAAGATTGGAAAACTTGGTTCATCAACAACAAATGAATATGGTATACAAGTTATAGACGCAACGGGTACCGTAAAGTTTCAAACAAGTTCAAGCACATTTCTAGATGGCGGTATAATATCTGCTGACACTATAACAGCTACACAAATAGATGCTAATACAATTACTGCAACACAAATTGCCGCTGATACAATTACAGCTGACGAGATTGCAGGTACAACTATCACTGCAGCAGAGTTAGCAGCAGGTGCTGTTACTGCTGGTAAAATAGATGTAAGTACCTTATCAGCTATTTCTGCAAACTTAGGAACAATAACTGCTGGTACAATAACAGGTGGTCTTATACAAACTGCAGCATCAGGTGCTAGAGTTGAATTGGCAACAACAGGTATTAATGCATATAAAGCAGATGGCACACAAACTGTAGATATAAATGTAGATGGTACATTTAGAATGGGTCCTAGTGGTGGTAATAACATTGCATGGGATAATAGTAATATGACTGTAACCGGGGATATTATATCTACAGGTAACATAGAAGACGGAGCTATTACAGTTCCTACTGTAACCACAGCTACTAAATCCGCTAACGGTTTAAATACTTACCCAGGTAATTTAACTTTAACAGTACCTACAAAAGGCGGTAACGTTATTGGAACTATATCTGTTGAAGCTGTAATAAGAGGTAGTGCTACCGTAGGTACAGGTAACGCTAATTTACAAGTAACAATAGATAGTAATTCATTTAAGAATACCTGTAGTTTTTATGCAACATCAGGTGGAGGTTCTGCAGTTACAGCACAGAATCAATCTGGTAATACAGTAACAGGTACATTCTTAGATGGTGACCCTGCAGGTAGTATAAGCAGTGCAGCAGATACAACATATACTATAGCTTTAAGTATACAAGATAATAACAGTGGCATTACAGCAACAGTAATAAGCTACACAGCAAAATTAGTAACATTGGAGACATTTAAATGAACAAGTGTGAATGTAAAAGTAAGAAGAAATTAGAAGAAAAATTAAAAGAAATAGAACAACGTTACGAACAGTCAAAAGCTGCAAGTGCGTACTTACAAGGACAAGTAATGTTAATTGAAGAATTAATTAAATGTGTTTGTGAGGAGGACTGTGAATGTCCAAAGTAATCTATGATTATATTACAAACTATTATATAAACAAATATATGGAAGAAGTACAGCCAGAACAAACTAGAGAAATAATAACTAAAGATTTAATATGGCATGTATTACTTGAAGGTAAATTAGATTCAAAACCTATAGGACTTATGGGATATAATCTTAATACCAACGGTAAGAATCATAATATTTTATATATAGAATTTTTGTACATAGATAAAAAATATAGAAAACGTCCTCGTTTGTGGTTCTCTAAGATAATAGAATTTTGTAGAGAATGGGGTTATAACGATGTAGAAATACAAGCAAACCAAAAAACTAGCAAATGGGTAGAACGTTTAGCAAAGAAAAAACCATCAGTATTAATTTACCAATTAAAAACTGATGAAGTAGGAGACCAATATGGGTGGTAGTAATAAATCAAGAACAGTAAATAGGAGCGTTAGCGGTCCAAGTGATATACAATCATTTTATGGTAATTTAAGTAAAATGTTTACAACACAAACTCCAGCAAGTATGAATATAGGAGGACAGTTGTATAATCCCACAACACAAGAATTTACTGAACTAAGCAAACGTGTACCAAATCGTCAAGAAATGGGACAAGGTTCTGTTGAAGGATTTTTCCAAAATAAACAATTAGTTGATAGTATGGGAATACAAAGATTATCAGATGGTACCATTTTTATACCAGAAGATACACCGGAAGAAAAATTATCAGCTCTTACACAAGGATTACAAGCAGGTCAAAGTGATGCTGACTTAAATATTACAAATTTTGGAGGAGAACTATTACAAAAATATGGTTTTGATGAGATGGATTATACAAGTTTTTATGATGCGTATGACCGAGGAACATTGGATTCGACAACATCAAGCATAGTAACAAGAGCATTAGAAATAGCTAATAATCCAGAAGGAGCAACTGAAGAACAAATTAGTCAAATATATGAAACAGCAGGTGCCAACTCTGCGTTTTCATTACCAGACCCACCATTGTTAACAGATGTAGTAGCTCAAATTACTGATAATTTACCACCGGCTCAAATTAATTTTATTAATTCATTGTTAGTAGATTCGACTCAAGAAAGTATAGATGCTAGAGTAGATGAATATGCTGACGCATTGTTTACTCAATTACAAGACCAAGGCGAAGAATTTGTAACAGCTACAATGGGAAGTTTAGTTAGTAATTTAGGAGGAGCTAGTTCTGGAGCTGTATTAAATGTAATTAAAGAAGGGTTGCTTGAGCTTACCAAAGATGCTAACGCTAAAGTTGCTGGTGCTAAATTACAATTTTTACAAACAGCAATACAAGCTAGAGATACCGCAGCAAGTATGATAAAAGAATTTTTAAGTATAGGACAATCACAACAAGCATTAGCCTTACAAAAAGATTTAGCATTATTAGAATCAGAAACAACAATACAAGCTGCTAAAATTAGTGCTCATTTATCTTTACAACAACAACTAAACACATCGCTTTTTAATGTGTTAGGTTTAGCACAAGTC